ATTGGTTTGATACTAACATGGTAAGAGAATTACTAGAGGAGGAAGTGAGATGAAGATAATAGGTTGGAAATTAGTTGCTTATTGGGAAGATGATACTGAAGAAGATGTATCTCTTGACATGCCTTACGGGGTAACTAAAAGAATAGATAATTTTTTAGATGAAAAAGAGGAGGAAGATGATGAATAAATATAACGTAGCAGTACATTATGAGGAAGGCTTTTCAGTAGAGGTGACAGCACCTAACGTTGAAGAGGCTAGGAAGTTAGCCCAAGAACTTGTTGATACTTATTGTGGGGTTAGTGAATCCTTTGATAATGTTGGACAAGATGAGGGTAAGTATTTAGAAACTTATCATAGAGACTGTTGGATAGTAGGAGAAAGATAACATGAACGAAACATTATACAAAAGACTAGAAGATATATGTGCTAGAGAATATGTCATTAATAAATTAACTAAAGATAAGTTCAGAACATTTGTTGACTTTCTTTATGATGACATAAGAACGTGGGACAATCCTACAGAAGTATCAGATAATGATGTTATGTATAGGATAGAAGAGCATCTAAGCCACATGGTTGCACGGATACTAACCAACACACATACAGGTACTGCTCATGACTAACAAGCTCTTAGAAAGCCTTAGAAAAAAATTAGATAAAACACTTGACAACATAAATGAAAAGTATAGAATGCTTAAAAAGCTTAAACAAAATAATAAAATAATTATTGATAAAGATATTAAAGATAATATTCCTAATCATTTAAAAGGTTTAAGTAAACAACAAATAAAAGGTTTGAAAAAACTTTATAAATAAAAGAGGGAAAATAAATATGAAAACTAAAATACTAAAAAACAAAGTAACTATTGAGATGAGTAAAGATGAACATAAAGAGATGATGTTAAAACTTAATTCACTTGATAGTATGATAAATAATACTATTGATATGCAAGATGTTTATCTATCAGACATTGGGAAACTTCAAAACTTAAGATGGAGTTTGCAAGAGATGTTAGATGCTACATGGGATATGAAAAACTATAGCTACATTCCAAGGAGAGGTTAATAATATGAAAATGTTTTTAATAAAATTACTAACAACACTAGCAGTATTCTTGACAATGTATGTTAGCATTATCATTGTTAATGATGATACTATAGAGAACAGTGATGAGATAATAACTTTGAACAGGAAGGTACAATCTTTAGAAGAAACTTTACAAGCTGTTAAAGAACAGCAAAACTATCTACAAATTATGCAAAGAGGATTGAGAGATGCTTTAGATAATAGAACTGTAGAAGTTGATAGGTTAGTAGAACAAGCTGTTGATGATAAGTTCAATGAGCAGTCTGCTACTGGTGGCTTTGGAGTATTGACAGGAGAAATACTACCTGTAGAAGAAGTGGTAGAGGAAGCTATAGAAGAGGTGGTAGAATGAGCCATGATGATTTAGTAAACTTTGCAATCTTGGGTATGTTGGTATCGGTTCTGGTACTTAACATATTACTTGGGTAATGAAAGAGAATTGTGTGTTGACTCCAATGAGCAAGGAAGAGTACAGGTGTTGGGAGAGTTATATTGTTCAGTACAATTATGACAATCCTCAAGACCAGATAGCTTACGAGGTCAGTTGGAAAGATGAAATATATAGTGTAACTTTATTAGACTTAAAGGTTGACAGAGGAGTTGAAGTCTAATATAATAGTTACTTATTTAAGGTATGTCATAAGGTGTAGCCCTCAACTAACCTTCCTTAACCTAAAGACATACGAGTAATCGTGCTAGTTTCTGGTCTAGTGCCTCTAAAACCAGACTAAGTTTTAAAAGTTTTGCGGGTGTCCGAGCTACTGTAAAAACTTTAGAGGTGGCAACACTTATTAAAGTTGTAGATGACATGGGATAAGAACTAAACCGGAGACCTTCCCCGCAAATTAATTTAAATCCTAGAGTTGGTAAGGAGAAAGCTACCCTTACTGTATCACTAGGCTTACGGACTGCTAGGTAGCGTAGTCATGTTCTTGGAGGAAAGCACCTTGAACACAGTCTGATTTTCCCACATTGCGTGGTGGTTTGCACAGACTCTAAACAACAAAGCCACAATTTGCGAGTGTTGACAGGCACTTTAAAAACCTATAGTTATGTTGCTGTTGGAGGAGTCGGTAGTTACTTCGGAACTGAGAAACTACCCGTTTAATTTTTAACTGGAGGGTTACTATGAAATTATCAGAATGGGTGAGCAAGTTTGACTTACCATTTATGTTTGACTTTGAATCCAAAGTACTAGACAAGACCATCAAGTGGTCATACACAGACGAGTGCCAAGAGAAACAGTTCTGGGAAACTTGGCTACCTAAGAAGTCTGATATTAAAATCAGAAGTAAACTACCTAAAGGAAAACTACAAGCAGTGAAGAACGAATTGTGGGAAGACTTATCGGAAGACTTACAGATATTAAAAGATAGATTGAATGAAAGAAGAAGACAGAAAAGACTAGACAAGTCTTCTTAAATATGATAGACTCATGACACTTAATACTAAAAACTAAACCAACGGAGGTAAATATATGTATGAGTATGTAGAAGGAAAAGCTATGTGGGCTAACGTCAGCACACCGAACACTAAGTTCGAGCCACATAAGTATGGAATTGTTGTGTTGACTGATGAAGATACTGCTACTAGATTAGAAAATGCAGGTTTGTCAAGGGTAAGAACCAGAGATGGTCAAGCCAAGTATGATGAACCCGCTTTCTCATTTAGTAGGAAAGTAGAAAGGCATGATGGGACTACCAATCCGGCACCTAAATTAGTTGACAGTGATGGCAACGCTTTAGATGTTAGCTTGGGTAACGGTTCAGAAGTGACTGTGAAGATTAAACCTTACACAGGAAAGTACGGTACGTTTGCAGAGTTAATAGCTGTGAAGGTTACTAATTTAATTGAATACACTGAACCAAGTTCAGATAACGAGGAGTTTTAATATGATTATTACTATTAAGAATGACGAAGGTGAATCAGTCTATGATGTTTCAAAGATTGAGAACGAAGAGAGTAAGGCTAACGCTAACGTTACTATCAGTAAGATAGGTACGTTGAATGTGTTAGTTGAAGCTTTAAACTTTGCTTCACAAGGACATCAAAGTAATCTCGAAGCTGTATTAAAGGACAGCCCAGAGGCAGTAGTAGAACAAGAAGAAGTTGTAGACTCAGAAGACGAGTCTTAATTCATAGTGAGGGCTAACATGGATAAAACTTGGGATAAGTTACATCAACCTTGTCCGCTTTGCAAGAGCAGTGATGCTGTAGGAATCAACGAAGATGACTCAGCAAAATGCTTTAGCTGTGGAGAGTTTATGCCTAGCTATACTAAAGCATGTGGAGGAAAGGATATGCAATCAACAACAACAATAACGCAGACTAAACAGCCTGATGTGGTAGGTGAAGGAAAGTTTTCAGCCCTTACGGACAGAAAGATTTCTATGGCTACTGCTCAGAAGTACGGAGTGAAATGTGTACATGACTTACAAGGTAATGTAGTTAAACATTTCTATCCTTACTTTAACGGGCATGAACTATCAGCTACCAAAGTTCGTAACGTAAAGGACAAAGACTTCTTTGTATCTGGAAGTTACAACGACACAGGTTTGTTTGGTCAGCAACTTTTCAAAAGCGGTAAGTACGTTACCGTTACTGAAGGCGAGTGTGATGCTATGGCTACTTATGAACTCTTGGGTTCTAAGTGGGCTGTAGTATCTATCAAGCGTGGTGCTAACGGTGCAGTAAGAGATATCAAGGAAAGCTTAGAGTTCTTTGATGACTTTGAAAACGTTATCATTGCATTTGATAAAGACAAAGCCGGACAAGAAGCTAGTATAAAAGTTGCTAGACTTTTCAAACCCGGAAAAGCTCGTATCGTTACACTTCCTAACGGTTGGAAAGACCCTAACGATATGCTAAGAAACAACAAGCACAAAGAGTTTGTTGAATCTTGGTGGGCTTCTAAAGTTTATACTCCATCTGGGGTTATAAATGTATCGGAGCAACGTGAGAAATTCCATAATCGTGAGAAGAAACAAAGTGTACCTTATCCTTACGAAGGACTGAACAAGAAATTGTATGGTCTTAGACAAGGAGAACTGGTCACACTTACAGGTGGTACAGGGCTTGGTAAGTCCAGTGTCACAAGAGAACTTGAACATCATCTCATTAAAAGCACTAACGACAACGTAGGTATCATAGCCTTAGAAGAAGATTGGAGACGTACCATTGATGGTATCTTATCCATTGAAGCTAACGCTAGACTTTACGTTGACCAAGAACGTGAGAAGTTTTCTAAAGAAGAATTGGATAAAATGTTTGACATGCTTTATGACGGTGAGAATCGTAATAGAGTATGGGTACACTCCCACTTTGGTACCAATGACATTGACGATATCTTTACTAAGCTTCGCTTTATGATTATTGGATGTGACTGTAAGTGGGTGGTCGTTGACCATCTACATATGTTAGTCAGTGCAGTGCATGAAGGAGATGAAAGGAGAGCAATTGATACTATCATGACTAGGCTGAGAAGTTTAGTAGAAGAAACAGGTGCCGGAATCGTTTTGGTTTCCCACTTGAGACGTGTTGATGGTAACAAGGGACATGAGAACGGGATAGAAGTATCTCTATCTCATCTTAGAGGTTCTAATAGTATTGGACAACTTAGTGATTGTGTGATAGCATTAGAACGTAACCAACAGTCAGATGACCCTGATGAAGCTAGGACAACTAGGTTAAGAGTTCTTAAATCTAGATATACCGGTGATGTAGGGATGGCATGTAGAGTAATCTATGATGCTGAAACTGGCAGACTATCTGAACTAACAGATGAGGACATAACCTTTGATGCAAGTTTGGATGAGGCATTTTAATGGACTTAGTATTTGACATAGAAACAGATGACTTAAAAGCAACTCTGGTACACTGTATCGTTGCTCAAGACATGGACACTGGGGAGATATTTAAATTCCCACCAGATAAATTGTCTGAAGGTTATGAACTGTTGACTAAGGCAGATACTTTAATAGGACATAACATCATCGGATTTGACATACCTATGGTAGAGAAGTTCGGTGGTGTTGACTTGTCGCACATACCAGTCATTGATACTCTTGTATTATCAAGACTGTTCAACCCTAACAGAGAAGGCGGACACAGCCTTGAGAAGTGGGGATATAAATTAGGATATCATAAGATAGATTTCTCAGACTATCTTAACTACTCTAAAGAGATGTTGGACTATTGTGTTAGAGATGTACAACTCAACGCTGTAGTATTAAAGAAACTTAGAGAAGAGAGTAAAGGATTCTCCAAACAATGTATAGCTATTGAACAAGGTGTAGCTAGGATAATGAAACAACAAGAAGTAAATGGTTTCAAGTTTGATTTACAATCAGCATTGTTATTACTTGCTGAACTTAGAGAAAAGAAACAAGTCATTGAAGATGAAGTTCATAATACATTTAAACCTAAATGGGTAGATGATAAATTAGTTACCCCTTACATTAAGAAAGACGGAGACTTATCTAAGCGTGGACTTACAGATGATGAGTACAAGAGATGTATAGATACTAATAACTTTAAACCTTTTATGAGACAAACACTACAAGTTTTTAATCTTGGTAGTCGTAAACAGATAGGAGAATATCTTATTGACTTTGGTTGGAAGCCTGAAAGGTTTACACCTACAGGTCAACCTATAGTAGATGAGAAAACTCTATCAGCAATCACACACATACACGAAGCTAAACTTATAGCAGACTTCTTACTACTTCAAAAGCGTATAGCTCAAGTTGATTCTTGGGTTGAAGGAGTACAAGAAGATGGCAGAGTACATGGCTTTGTAATACCTAACGGTGCTATCACAGGAAGAATGACACACAGGAATCCTAACATGGCACAAGTACCGGCAATCTATAGCCCATATGGAAAAGAATGTAGAGCATGTTGGACTGTAGAAGAAGGTAATGTTTTAATCGGAGTTGATGCTTCTGGTCTTGAGATTAGAATGTTAGCTCACTACATGAATGACGAGGAGTACACAAATGAAATTCTCAATGGAGACATACACACCGCTAATCAAAAACTTGCACAGCTTGAATCAAGAGATAAGGCAAAGACATTCATCTATGCACTCATGTACGGAGCCGGAGATGAAAAACTTGGAAGCGTGGTTGGGGGAAGTACATCAGATGGTAAAAGAGCTAGACAATATTTCTTTGATAATAAACCTACATTTAAATCTCTTAGAGACAGAGTACAAAGAGCATCAGCAAAAAATTATCTCAAAGGGTTAGATGGTAGAAAGCTATATGTTCGTAACCAACATTCAGCATTGAACACTTTACTACAAGGTGCGGGTGCTATCGTAATGAAACAGGGACTGGTTCTATTAGATGATGTACTAAGACTGAACGCTATGGAATATAAGTTCGTAGCTAACATACATGATGAGTGGCAGATAGAAGTTCCTAAGTGTCACGCTGATAAGGTAGGACAGTTAGCTGTAGAGAGTATAGTAAAAGCCGGAACACATTTTAATCTTCGTTGTCCGTTGGATGGCGAATACAAGATAGGAGATAACTGGAGTGAAACCCACTAAACAACTTTCTCTTTTTAATGATAAACCACTGAAAATAAAAATAAATAAAACAAAACTGTGTATTAAATGTAATGTTGTTAAACCTTTAAAATCTTTCCCGTGGCAAAGCGGAGAAAAAAAATTCAAAAGAGCTAACTGTAGAAGTTGTGATTTAAAATTAAATAAAGTTAGAAACACTTTAAAATTTAAACATGGACTACCTCCTGAGAATTATACATGTCCTATATGTTTAGGTAACGAAAAAACTTTAGGATTAAAAGGAGGAAAAAAAGCAGGAGTTTGGTGTTTAGACCATAGCCACGATACAGATAAATTTAGAGGATGGTTGTGTCACCTTTGCAACAGGGCTATTGGATTTTTAAAAGATGATATTAATAATATGAAAAGAGCTATAAAATATTTAGAAGGAGGTTCTAATGAAACCAAATAAAGAAGATAGAAAGAAGTTTGACATTGACTTAGAGTACGGAGAGATAAGAGAAGATAAAATAAAGGACATGCTTACTGGTAAGAAGATAGAAGTTAAATCAGAGAAAGGTATGTGGATGAAGACAGGTAACATATGTATAGAGTATGAGT